GTTACGGGACCGAACATCAGGTCAAATTCTTCGTAGATTAAAAGAAGATGTTTTAGATTTACCAGATAAAATTATTACACCAGTTTATTTAAGAACCTCATCAAAAGAATATAAAGATTTGATGGGTGAATACTACGAGTGGTTAGAAAATAAAAAAGAAGAATCATCATCACTTACCGTTCAGTTTTCAAAATTAATGAAGGTAAGAAAAGTAATTGCAAATGAAAAAGTAAAACAAACAATTGAGTTTGCCGAAAATATTATCGAACAAGGAAAGAAAGTTATTATTTTTACAAATTTTACAGATACACTACAACTTATTCACAATCACTTTGGGAAACAATCTGTTTATTTAGATGGTAGTTGTAATAAAGTACAAAGACAACACGCTGTTGATCAATTCCAGGATAATGAAAAAATAAAAGTATTTGTTGGGAACTTAAAAGCCGCCGGTGTTGGTCTTACATTAACATCAGCGGAAGTTGTAATAATGAATGATTTATCTTTTGTTCCGGCAGAACACGCACAAGCAGAAGATAGGGCTTATCGTTATGGCAAAAAAAACAATGTACTTATTTATTATCCAATTTTTGAAAACACAATTGAGGGTGTTATATATGACATATTAAACACCAAAAAGAAAATCATTGGAACCGTTATGGGGGATGAGGTATCGGAGTCTGTTGATGTTGTGGAAGAAATACTTAGTCTAATAAATAAAAGAAAATAGTTTTTTAAAACTATTTAATATTTATCATTAATGAAAGTTACAGTTAAACATATTGATTCTGGTCTAACATCAGAAGATAAAAAAATGTATAATGATTTTATAAAATTTATAAATAAACATTATCCAGTTACAAACGAGTTAATAATTTATTTTCTTGGTGAAAAAAACGTATCAATGTCAACAGGTAGTCAAAATTTAAATGGTGAAATTAAAGTATTATCAAAAAATCGTTTAAATAGAGATATAATGAGAACGTTAGCACACGAATGGGTTCACGCACATCAAAGATTTGTTTTAAATAGAGAAAGAGGTCCCGATATTGGTGGTCAAAATGAAGATGAGGCAAACGCTTTTGCTGGTAGGTTAATAAAAATGTTTGAAAAAGACTATCCAAATTATAATAAATTGGTATTTGAATCTACAGAAAAATTAGTAAATAATATAAAACTACTTAATGAAGAAATTTTAATTGAGGAAAAAAAAATATTAAGAGAAGAGTTTATTAATGAGATGAAAAAAATTGGTATTGAAAAATTACCATATGCTTATTCTGCTCTAAAACAATTTGTCGATCCAGAAACAATGGATGTTCATTATAATAAACATTACAAAGGATATGTTAAAAAATTAAACGACGCATTATCAAAGAAAAAATACGGTGATGTTGAATTAGAAGATATTATAAAATCTATTAGTAGATACGATGAAAAAATCAGAAACAATGCTGGTGGTGCTTTTAATCACGCATTATTCTGGAAGATGCTTTCACCAAAAAAACAAAAACCGTCTGGAGAAATTTATCAAAAAATTATAAAACAATATGGCAATATAAAAAAATTAAAAGATGAATTTAATGAGGTTGCTAAAGATAGATTTGGTTCTGGTTGGACTTGGTTAGTTTTAACAAAATCAAATCGTTTAAAAATTATGTCAACACCGAATCAAGATAATCCATTAATGAATATTATAAAAGATGGTGGTTATCCATTACTTGGTCTTGATGTTTGGGAACACGCATATTATTTAAGATATAAAAATAAAAGAGACGAATACATTAAAAACTTTTGGGATTGTGTTAATTGGGAATTTGTAAACAAATTATATCTGTCAAAAATAAAAAACAAAGAAGAAAATTTATTAAGAGAGATGTCAGAAGTTATTGATATGGATATGAAAAAAGTTATGTCCAGAGAATTACAAAAAATTAGATTGATTCCATTAGATGCTGAAGCCGCAGATAAAGCAATAAATAATATTATAACGGCTGAAATTGATAGAGGTTTAAATTTTAATAGAAAAATTAGTGGTCTTATGACTTTAGATTTATCAAAAACATCCGAAAGATCAAGATTTAGATTTAATAATTATTATGATAGATTTATTAAAAGTAAATCAAGGGGTTTAGATTTTGAAGCTTTAATTTCTGGTTTACTTAATGGTTCGTTATCAACAGGTCTTAGTACTCCTTATGATATTATATCATCAGACGGTTTAAAAATTTCTTGTAAAATAGTTAGAAATCTTAATGAATCTCCGGTTTTAAAAAATATAAAAGGTTCTGTTTATAACTATATAGAAAAATATAATGGTAGTGAGGAAAATAAAAATACATTAATTACATTATCAAATGAATCAAATTTAATAAAAAATTTAATTAACAACCCAAACCAAGACATTAAAAATATTGCTGAAGATTTAATTGATCATTTATTGGAAGATATTGATGGAATGTTACTTGGAGTACCAAATAATAACTTTGAACTTTTATTATTTTATTATGATAAAAATTCTTTAAAAAACCTTTTAAAGGTCCCAGGTATGACAGTTCAACCAAAAATAAAAGGGTCACAACAAATAAGATTTTCAACAAAAATTTTAAAATTAAATAATCCTGATGTACCAATTTTAAAAGGAAAAATACAATTTCCAATAATAAAACCAGAGGAATATGAAGAATTTTTAATTGGTGATGAAACAACAAAACAAACTCTAAATTTATTGAATTTATTTGGTGAAAAATATGGTGTTAATAGATTTGGTGATAATATTCCACAAGACGTTATTAAAAATTTATCAAAAAATAATAGTTTTAAATTAGATATTGGAAGAATTTTAAATCGGCGATTGTGATATTTATATAGAAACAATCATTATGTCAATAATTAATGAACCAGAAAGAAGTAATCTTTATAAAAAAATAAGACATTTACTTGGTGCTCCATTAAGATCTGTTGAATTGGAGGACGAACAAATGGATACATTACTTGAGTTTTCAATTGATGAATATTCGCAGTATGTACAAGATTGGTTAATTGAATCACAATGGGTTAATTTAAATAATTTAAATTTAGACACCCAATCATTAGCTAGAGCCTTTACGACAAGAAGTTTAGATTATGAAACAAGATATACCTACGCTTATTCAAAAATTGTTGGGTTACAAGCTGGTGGTGATTATGTTTTAAAAAAAGACTATATACAATTAGTTAACGGACAACAAATATATGAAATTCCCGCAAATAGAGAATTAAATGAACTACTTTGGTTTACACCGCCAGAAATGAATAACTTATTATTTGACCCTTGGGCTTTTGGTGGTATTGCTGGTGGTGGTATTTCAGGACCAGCCGGTTATGCACAGGTTGGTAACGTATCTGGTAGTTATTTTTTAATGCCAGCATTTGATATGTTATTAAGAATGCAAGAAATTAACATTCAAAAAAGAATTATTGCTGGTGATTTAACATATAGAGTAACAGCACTTCCGGATGGTAAAAAAGCGATTCATTTGATGAACACACCTGGTGGTAAATTTGATTTTGGTAATGCAACATTAATGAAAGGTAAGGTTTGGTATTGGTATTATGATGTTGGTCCAGGAGATAGAGATAAATGTTTAAAAGATAATCCGGATATTATTAAAATGCCATCAGATGTTCCGTTTGATAAAATGAGTTGGCAGGATTTAAATAATCCAGCACAAGTTTGGGTTAGAAGATGGTTTATTGCTTATTGTAAAGAAACACTTTCAAAGGTAAGAGGTAAATTTAGTGGTAACTTAAAGACACCAGATGGTGATCTTACAATGGAATGGCAAACTTTGGGAACTGAAGCTAAAGATGAAAAAACAAAATTAATTGAGGAATTAATTGGTGCGGAAGGAAGACTTACAAGATTGAAACCTGAAAAGGTAATGGAACGTGAAGCTTTAATTGCCGAAAACTTAAATAAGAGTCTTAAATTTAGAGCAATGCCTAGACAAATATATGTAATATGATAAAAGTAGAGAACATAACACCCAGAAAAAATGTTGTAAAATATACAACACAAACTGTTGTTGAACCTAAAGTAGTTATTGAAAAACCGGTTGAGATTCATAAAATAATTTCGGAATCTAATTATAAAACAAATGACGAAACAATTTTAATTGTTAGAGGTATTGACTATTCCGAAGTAACACTAAATTCTACTACTGTAAAAAAGATTACAGTAAAATCTCTTACACAAACTTTAATTAAATCAGACACCGGTTCAATTGACGAAGAATGGGATGAGCTCCTTTTAGAAAAAGGAGCCTGTGTACAATTTCAATTTGTTGAGGGTAATTGGTATATAATTTCTAGTGATGGT